TGTGGCAGGCAATACAGAACAAAAAGCATTCTTTGACAACTTGATTACGGCCACTCCGGGAACCAAGTTGACAGATGTTAAGTTTTTGCTTGATGGCTCGACAAATGCGTTCACCGGAAATGTTTTTATCACAGGATTTTCCATGAACCCAACCATATCAGGTGTTGCGAGCGCAACTATTAGCTTCCAGGGCGACGGTGCGGTGACATTAACCGATTCAGCATAAATAAATAGTCTGAAGTCAAAATAAAGGAGATTATCATGGCAAGCCCGACAAGTCCCACACATGGGAAACATTGCGCAATATATCGTTTCAGACCCAACGGCTTCAAGGGCGCCGGTCTTAACGACGTTACCTGGGGAACGGGATTCAATGATTCATCTTCGGCTTATTATGAAGTTGAGATCGACGCCGAAGGAACACCCGACACCTTCAAGTGGCGAAACAATGGAGGGGAATACACAACCGGTGTCAGTATTACCGGTTCAGCCCAGACCCTTGACACGGGCCAGACCATCACCTTTGCCGCCACTACAGGCCACACCCTGGGCGACAGGTGGGTCATAGGAAACCTAAAAGACGAAGCCTGCACGGAATCAGGAGACGAGGGACAGATCACCGATTCCACGAAACGGCTTTTAAATCCTAATGCATCGCCTGCCTTTTCGGACAGCGGAAGCGAAACAGTTCTTGTCCTGGATCATGTCAGGGGCAATGCAAAATTTACCGGGAATGTTACCGTTGTAACCGCAACCGGAAACAATGGTTATATTCCCACACTTGCCCTTGAAAAAGTCGGTTATCTAATTGATTGGAATCTGAGCGTAAATCTTGAAATGGCCGACATGTCATATGCGGGTCAGAAATGGAAAAATTCTCTTCCGGGAATGGCCGGTGGGTCCGGCGGGGCAAACGCCTTTTTTATAGGATCGGATTCGTTTTTAGACGCACTAAAGGAGGCCGCGGAAGGCACGGAAAAATATTATTTACTCCAACTTTTCCACTATGACCCCGACCAGGACCAAACAGGGGATCATATAAATTGCTGGGCAACCATCTCAGGAATAGGCGTCAATGCTCCCATAGCGGAACTTGTTAAAGAGGCCGTAACTTTTCAAATTCACGGCATGGTTTCGTTTACGGAAAATACGTAAAAGGAAAAACATAATGAAAAATTTAACCATCGACTGGACAGAACTCTCCATGGATCCAAAATGGTACGACTTTGAAACGGGAGAGATGGTAAAGACGCCCAAAAAAGAGGGTGTATTTCTAAATATCAAACCCTATCCGGCAGAAAAATCAAACCTCATTGTAAAAGAAAAGGGTCTTGTGATCACAGGGGGGCAGCAGAAGGAAGTGTTCATGCACTGTCTTGTAGACTGGCAGGGTGTCGTAGACGCAAAAGGCGGGGAGATTGAATGCACTGAAGCGGTAAAGGAAAAAGTTTATGATTTTAAGCTGGGGGGGATCCCGGACTTTGTTGTCATTAAAAGCAGGGAGTTTGCAGACAAAAAGGACGCGTCGGAAAAAAACTAAAAGAGTGGGCGAAATGGCATTACGCTAAAACAAGAATAACATGCGACATCTGCAGACGCTCACAAAAAGACGGGTTTTACGACGCTGTTAAATGTAAAGGTATTGAATATGTAGATGAATGCCCAAGACCTGATGATCGCATACCAAGGCTGACGGAAGAAAATCAATGGTTTAAGCGTCTTTTTGAAAAAATGCTTCCTGGTTTAATAGATCCTTCCGGCAGCTTTTTTTTTGATGCCGTCGGTTTTGTGTTTGAGATATACCGGGTACCGGAAGGCCAGAAGCCCATACTTTTCGACAAATGTTTAGTTGTAATATCAGAGATCAAGAAAACAAGGAGTAAAAACAATTGAGTGCTAAATTAAAACTGGATCTCATAGTTGATGACAAGGGCTCGGTTGTCGTCAAAAAGTTTTCAAAAGGGGCCAAGACGTCCCTTGATATTGCAAAGAAATCCGCTATCGGTCTTGGAGTGGGCCTGGCCGGATCAGCTGCGGCATTAGCAGTGCTGTATAAGGGCGCAAAAGAGCTTATCGGCCCGGCCTCGGATCTGCAAGAAACAACCAGCAAATTTAATGTGGTGTTTGCCGGTCAGGAAAAAATTGCTGAAGAATGGGCAAAGACCCTTGTGGAATCCTATGCCATGTCAAGGCGTGAATCCAAACAATATTTGTCATCCATTCAGGATCTTCTCGTTCCCATGGGCATGGCAGCCGAAAAAGCCGGTGCCATGTCCTTTGAGGTCACAAAACTTGCCGCCGATCTCGGATCATTCAATAACATGCCCACCGCCAGGGTCATGGGCGACATCCAGAGCGCCCTTGTCGGCAATTACGAAACCATGAAAAAATACGGCGTTGTCCTGAACGCCACCGTTACTCAGGAAAAGGCCCTTGCCATGGGTCTGGCCGAGACCAAAAGCGAACTAACCGCAGGTCATAAAGCCCAGGCCGCATACGCCCTAATGGTCGAAGGATCCACAGCTGCCATAGGAGACATGTCCCGCACTCAAGACGCCCATGCAAACCAGTTAAAAAAATATGGGGCCCTTGTAGAAGACGTCAGTGTGATATTTGGAGAAAAGCTGATGCCGGTGGCAACCCTCGCCATAAAGAATATAAACGAAAAGATTGTGGAACTTATGGAAACCGGCAAACTGGACGAATGGGCCAACGAAATGGCGTTTGCTTCTATTAACGCCCTGCAATTTATTTCATCCGGCGTTGGTCTTGTTTTAGAGTCCTACTACAGCGCAAAGACTCAACTATCCAACTTTGTTGCCGATATATATTCAGCCCTGTCAGAGTCACGAAAAGCCTACAAAAAGGAAATGGGAGAAGATGTTCAAGCCTATACAGTTATAACAGATGGCCTTCTGGCCGGAGGATCATACAAAAAGACGGACTTATCACCAGACGCAAAAACAGCCGAAAAGTGGCGGAAGATAGCAAGAAGCAGCAAAGAATCTATAGGTGATATAAACAAAGCCTTTGCCAAGCTTATTGTTACCATGGAGAGCTACAAGAAGGTTGTGGGTAAGGATGTTAACAAAGCGAATGAGTCAAGCATTAAAGACTTCAAAAAAATGGAAGAACAAATCAATGCCATCTCTTCCGACGTTATCCCTGGCTATAATGCTTCCCTGAAAGAAACCATCAAACTGGCAAAAGACCTGAACGACGTTGCAAAAGAATCAGAAACTTTTGCCTTAAATATGAAAATTCAGGCAAGTGCTTTAGAAAACTTCCGAAATATAGAACGAGAATTGATGAAAGAATCGGAAGACGTCGAAAAAATGTCCTGGGAAGCAAAGCTGGGTTATGCCCAGGGTTATCTCGGTCAGGTAACCGGAATCTTCAAGCAGATTGCGGACGCAGGCGGCAAGCATAGCAAAAAAGCCTTCAACATGTATAAAAACTTTGCGATGGCAGAGGCGGCGATTCAACTGGCATCTGCCATAATGGGTATTTGGAAGGTTTGGTCAGCTTACCCGCCGGTAGCAGCCGGATTAACAGCGCTTGTGACCGGGATTGCCGGAGCTCAGATGGCCATTATAGACGCTTCCGAGCCACACGCAGCCGGTGGCTGGATAACAGGCGGGAGCGGAACAAAAGATGATGTTTTGCTTGGGACAACAAGACAGGGCAATAAGACCACGGCTCATTGGGGCATGGGTGGTGAGTTTATAGTAAACAAGGAATCGGCCAGAAAAAACGCTGGGTTGCTGGAATTCATGAACGAAAACTATGCGGGCGGCGGATGGGTCAACAAGGGCTATGGCGGTCTTGGCGGCGTTGATCCGATTGGGGATCTTTTCAGCGGCGTCGGTGACCTTCTTTTTGGCGGCATGTTCCCGGACATGAGCACCTGGACGCTGGAAGATGAGTTTGAAAAGCTGGGCGATGAGCTGCAAAATATCATCGACGGCATCGAACTAACAACCTTTCAGCGGGAAATGGAAAACCTGGAAGAATGGTTTGACGATACTCTCGACACCGTCGTTGAATTGACGGAGGCGGGATTTTACACCGTTGAAATGGTGAAAGAACTTGCCAAAGCCTATGTACTCCAGGCCGAAGAAATCAGGAAAGCGAATATCGAATTGGCCAGACAGCAGCTTATGGAGGCCTGGAGCACTCAGGACACCATTACCGAGCTGGGGAGTCCGAAAGCCGGGTGGAACCTGACGGAATGGATCGGGCATTTCGATCTGATAGCGGAGCGTATCGGCAAGCTTGACGAGAACTCGGAAAATTACATGCAGGATCTTCTCGGCCTGACCCGGGACCAGATTGAAGTGCTTGACCATATCAGGGACTTGCAGGAGAAGACCGTCAAAGAGCTGAAAAGCTCCATTTCATCCATTGATGACATGATCCTGTCGCTGGCAGGCGGAGACCTGGCCCCGGTGCAAAGCGCCGAATTTTTCCAGACGCAATACGACACCCTTTTGGCCGGCGCCACAACCCCGGAAGGACTCAAGGATTTTCAAGACTTCATACCTGATTACCTGAAATTCATGGAATCTTACGGGGGAGACTATAACACCCTGGTGGAAGGTGTTTCCGGTGATCTGGTAGAGGTCAAAAAAGGCTTTGAAAATCAACTAGGCACAGTTTCAATGCTTTTGGGCGGCATAGGAGCAAATACGGATCCCTTAAACGATTTGCTCTCCCTGACGGAAGAACAGACAGGGGCCATAAATAACATGTCAGGTGAAATTAATAATCTCATTTTAAAATTGACCGAGCTGGCAGGCGGAGCCGTCATAGAAGCAGAAGAAGCCGTCATGACTGCCGGGGGCGTCACCGTGGATACCGTGGATAATGTCGCCCAGGCCATAACCGACGCCATCACCCCGCAGGCCGAAACCATCGCAGCTATTACCCCGGCAGAGGAGGCTTTGAATTGGATTGATGAACAAATAGCAGGATTAACAGATACACCTCATATTGGACTAGACACTTTTGAAGCAATACAGGGTTTGACCTCTGCCGTCTCGGCTATAAATAGAGGAGGTATGACCGGATGGGATTTAGAGCAATGGACAAGGGATATGCAAGATCCTTCTTTGAGACGACAACATGGTGGCCTTACTGATGGTTTGAGTTTTGCGGGTGAGGCAGGCCCTGAATGGGTCGTGCCAACATATGAGCCGGAGAGATCGAGCTTCCTCCGAGACGTGGGAGCGGATCCATCTGAAATAGGCAAATCGGTAGCAAGCCACCTGATGGGGCTCGACGTGGGCGGTAAAGAGATTCATGTCCACCTTGAAATCGACGGAAAGCAAATCGCCCGTGCGGTGGCAAAACAAATCCCACGGGATCGTGAACTTAACCAGGCCATAAAAAATGTGTAGGGCAGGCTTTTTTTAACCTGCCGAAAGGGATAAATGGCTGCAAAAGAAGTATATGATTATGTTGGCATTGTTGCTTCCGATAACGATGAAACATTAACGGTGACACCTTTAAAAGTAAGAGAGCAGGGTTATAAAAACCAGGTTGTCCATACCGGAAGTGATGAATCGGAACAAGTGGTTGACCTGGGAGGCGGAGCCTCAATGTTTTATTTCTTTTTAGCATGGTCCGCATTGAGCGAATCGGACGCCGGAACCCTTCTCGATTTTTATCATGATGCATCAAAGGGCAATGGATATGCCGAATCCTTTAAGTGGGATCATCCTGTTGATGGGCATACATATGTCGTCAAATTCAGATCCGATGTTGAGAGAGCCGTGAGGCGAGCAACGGCCTTTAATTTTGCGGAAATAAAACTAAAATGCATGGGTAAAATAGCAGATTAAAATATGATCACTTTTACGGAAAGACAACAAGAACTTGTTGACAGCGATTACATGGAGGTTACCTGGCGATTTGTTGTCGAAGAGGCTGACACAACACAATACCTTTGGTCAACAATGGATGCGGACGCCATCGGCGCATACGGCGCATTTTCTTTTAAGGTGATTGACTTTCCGGGGATCGTTTTAAGACGAAGTGCCGGAGAAGCCGGGATCCAGGCTCCCAATGAGCTAAACTTTACCGTTGAAAACAAGGACAACGCTCTGACCGCCGCCGATTTTGAAGGAGGCCGGGCCCTGGTGCTTTTGTGCCTGGATGACGGCGCCGGTGAGGAAATCATAAGATCCTGGCACTTTCACATAAAAAAAGCCACCCCGACCCACCAGAAAATCGAGTTTTTCTGTGAGGATTTTATCCAGCAGTATTTAAAGGGGGACTACCCGGACACCAGGCTGGTAGATAACATCTTTCCCAGCGACGACCAGAAGGATAAAGACAACCTTTGTGTGCCCGTGCCCTTTGGGACGTCATATATACCTTTACGATCTGTTTATATCACGGATCAAAGATATTATTTACTGGGCCTGGCCGCAAATACCTATGACATCACGGCGGTTCACTCGCCGAATGAAATGAGAAAGAGTGAGTGGACATCCGGCAGCTATACCTTTACGCAGTCCACAGAACAAGACGCCGATTCGGTTAATTGGCGGGTGTTTCAACCTATCATAGCAGACTCGGACAGTGACGGTACGGTTGATGCATGTGGCTTGTTCCGGCCTGGCGCAGTCTTTCTCGACATGCCGACCAGGTTTACTCGAAACGATACCGAAACCAAAACAAGCCCGGCGGACGTTATTGAATTTATTCTGGAAGACTTCGGGATCCCCGATGCAGATATTGATTCAACGAGTTTTACCTCTGCGAAAAGCACATATACCAGCTGGGGACTCACGTTCAACGGTGCTTTCTATTATAAAAAATCTAAACTGGAAACCCTTTCCCAGCTGTTAACCATGTGTAATTCAATCCTGGTTATTGGTGAAAAGATAGAGCTGCACGTTCTTTCGGCGGATTCTGTTAAAACCATTACGGATGCGGATGTTCTTAGAACCAATGAAAGGGGAGAGCCCGCCTTGACCTATGATGACATTTCCGACGAAACAGAATCGGACTCAGGGTATGCGGCTTTTCAAGAAACGGGAAAACCCCAGGACAAGTTGATCAAGATCCTGGTCCCTGCAAAAGCATCCTTTGATTATCCTTCCGGCGATATTCTGGAAATGCCTTTTGTTCAAAACTCCCAGGATGTCCAGAAGGCCGCCTGCCTGCACCTCCAGAGAAAATATTTAAAAAAGGCGAACGTGGATTTTTCTTCAAAGCCCAAACTTTTAGCTCTTTGTCCGGATGATGTCATAACCCTTTCCGATGCGGATTACGGCGGCACATATCCGGTCCTGGTGGATTCAATAACCATAAACGAAAATTTACAGCTTGATTTTTCATCCATCCGTTTTAAAGGGGCATTAGAAGATTGGGAAGATCTTTCCTTCTCACCTTTGACCGTAGATGCTGATGATACAACCAACGTGTGGCAGACTATCATTGTGGGACCGGACTCAACTTTGACAGGAGCTGAAATCCCGAATCTATTAACTGGCCGCCTGCGAATCGGCGCAACGCCAAATCATATAATCCTGGATCCGGCAGTGCCGATAATTAAATTGGTTGAGGGCGCCACTAACAGGGTTCTGATAGATGGTGCAAACACCCGGATAAGAAGCTCTAATTATGTTTCCGGCGTGACGGGTGCAGGGTTTACGCTTGAACCTGATCTTTTAGAAGTGGGTAATATAGCATGTAGAGGTATTATTCGATGTGCGGTATTTCAAAAGGATGTTGTTTCAGCGGTCGGGGGCAACTTGGCGGTCTTGCCTGCTGATTTGCTTAATGTTAATATGACCGCAGACGATGATGACGATGATTTTGTACGGATTACCGAGGCTGGGGATTCCAGAACTACCGAGGTTGGGGATACCAGAATATTAGAAGGATACGGAGTTTTAACACTTGAAGGAAATGAAACGCTTGCCGCAGGCGACATACTCAGAATCAAGGACGGCACAAACGATGAGTGGATGGAGGTTGCGCTAATAGATGACGCTCCGATTTACGCCGTTATTAGAGATATGGCGGGTGATTATGCCGATGGCGCAAACCCGGCGTGGGAAAAAGGCGCATCGGTGGTCAATTATAGACAATCAGGAGATGGCGGTATTTATTTAACTGCTTCCGAAACAAATGCTCCTTATTTATCAATGTTTACTCATGCCGGTGCTCCGTGGACGACCATTACTACTCAAACACGATTAGGCAATTTAAACGGTTCGTATGGATATGGTTCAGACATTTACGGAATGGGAATCGGTCAATATGGAGTTGCGAGCAAGAACTGGATTACAGTTGAACAAACAAATGGCATTCGCATGGGAACAAACACAACCGTATTTAGCCAGTGGGATCTTTCGGGTAATGTCCTTATTGGTCAAACGGGTGCGGGGCAGTCTAATATTTATATTACGAGTGGTGCTATAAGCTTAAGAAATAATGTTACTGATGTTATTACAATAAGTAGCGCCGGGGTAGTGGGAATTACTGTAAAGAGTGGCGGGCATATAACCCTTGAGCGTGGCGGAGACATTGTATTAACCCCTCATGCTTCAAGTCCAGCCGAAATTGTTTTTGGTAATATTCATTTTGGCTCAGTGAATGTGAATACGCTTGAAATATGGCATGATGATTCCGAATCAGGATATTTTTATATTGGGTATGATCCAGCCGGAGGAACCCCGACATGGTCTTATTTAAAAAGTATAATTTTTAGAGTGCATACCGAGATAGAGTTTCTTGTATTCGGCGATGTCAACAATTGGGGTAAAATATTAATACAAAACGATGGAGATATTTTTATATCGGCACAAAACGGCGGCGATGCCGTACAAGGTGTTCAGTTAGCCGCAGATGATGCGGCTTTTTACCCTGTTACTACTGATATTACTGATTTAGGAAACACAACTCATAAATGGAAAACACTTTGGGTAAAAAATTTTGCTGTTGTTTATGGCGGAATACATATTGGCAGCTCTGCTGATCCCGGTACGGATAATTTAAGAGTGGATGGCACATTTAAAATGATGGAAAGAGCGGCGGCGGATGCAGAGACGGCACTTTACGGGCAAATATGGATAAAAAATACAACTCCATGTGAATTATGGTTTACGGATGATGCAGGCACTGATACAAAAATTGTTTAAAAAGTAATATTTATCCCTATATTATAATTATTGAAAGCAATGTAGGGCGGGCTTGTAGGGCGGGCTTTCCAGCCTGCCACCAAAAACAAACAATAAAAAGGAGAATACCATGGCCAAAACCCTGAACATCGGCAAAATACTCATCGGCTTTAACGGCAAAGCAATCCTGAACGAAAAAGAAGAGTCCGTCACCGTCAAAGACATCCTTCTGCAGTACGCCGGCATGTACGTCACGAAAGACGGCAAAGAGGTCATCCGGGCCCGCATGGTGGGCCAAAAGATATTTGACACGCCCGACCTCGGAAAAGACGCCGGCCGGCTGAAGCTGGAAGACGCAGACTTTGAATTATTGGAAAAGATGATTGAAACTCCATCCCATCCCGCCCTGGTCTTTTCCCGGGTCCTCGAAGTGATGGACGAGGCCAAACAACCAGAGGTCGGAGATCAGAAATCAGAGGTCGGAAGAAGGCAAAAAAAATAATGTAGGGCGGACTTGTAGGGCAGGCTTTCCAGCCTGTCACAGGAGAAAAAAATGGCACAACCAGTCTACAAAAAAGAAGGCTTAACCGGCGGCACCGCCAGCGACCTTGACAGCATCGACGGCGCCCAACTCATCGGCGGTGAGTTCGCGTTTGTGTATTACGACGACAACGCCTATTTTTACGAGCTCGACGAAAGCAGCGGCGCTTCCGAGGATTCCCCGGATGTTATAGCTCCGGATACGAATCCTGGCAACAAAAGATGGATGTTGCATTCTGTGTATGAGTCAGCCAATAAAATAACAGATTTGGCGGAATTAACCACTCCGGCGGGTGCGGATTTACTGGAGATAGTGGATGATGTTGTGGGGACACCTGTATTAAAGAAAATAACCTTGGCAAATTTATTTACCACGGCATCTGGTCTTTTAGCATATGGCGTTCAGTGGGATGAGGATGATTCAAGCCCTATATTAACGCGGACAGGTGCTTTAGCCGGTATAGCTGCTGGAAGTTCACCTGGAAATGCCTGCTTGCCGATTCAAGCGGCTATGCGTCGATGCCTTATGGCTGACGATGGGTCTATAAATTACTATTTATCTGCAACAGACAGTACGAAAAA